GGTCCCAGTATCACAAGCACCGTGCCCAGTACCAGCTCCGGCACCAAAATCGGAGCCCTTGGTCTCGGCACCGTGTCTTGAACCCGCTCCGGCACCAAAACCCGAGCAGGTAATTCCGGCACCGCAAGCACCGAGCCAAGATCAGGCACTGCCAGACGACAGGCTTCAGTCGCTGGTAGCTCAGATGCTGCTTCTGAGCAAGCCCATCAAGGCCAACGAACCAGGTTCGACCATCCTGGAAAACGGAGTGCCCACAGTTCAAGCCCAAATCAAGGCTGTGGCGGACGAATTCTCCAAGAAGTTGGAGGCCCAACGGCAGTATTTCGTCAAGAAGCTGGATGCAAAGGCAACCCCCGCCTCTCTTAAGGGGGCAGCCAGTGCCCAGAATTTTCGCTCCAATGCCCGCAAAGCTCCCAGCTGCGTGGCATTACCATCGACTGGGAGCAAGAGCTCAAGCCGCCATGTGACGGACTTTACTATCTAGGTTGCTCGAATCGGCGATTTAGTACCAAGGATAAGCCGGAGTCACTAATACAAGCCCCACCAAGGGTTGTTGAAGTACTCAAGGCCGCCGGGATAGATCCTGGAATCTGGTACGCCCCAGCCAAGGGCCCAATCGCAGAGGAACAGTCACTCAGAGGTCAAGTCAGTGGAGTTCAACCAGCACCAAAGATTTCAAGGCAGGCACGTAGGGACGCTATAGCCAAAGCACAGTCAATGTATCCGAGGACATACCTGACATTGAAGGACTCGCTCTCAGACAGCAATATTCTGAGTTGCCTCCTGAGCGTCAACCCGGACGCTTCTCCTGGCTACCCTCGTGGTCTACTGTACCGTACTAACGAGGATCTCCTCGCTGATCCAATAGCGACCCGAGACCTCATCGCAACAGTGAGATGGCGTGTTATCACCCTTTCTCAGCTAGACCCAAAATGGCTGAGAAGGAAACTCAAAGCAGACCCATCCTGGGCCGTGGTCAACGGCCTTGTTGACGTTATTCGCATATTCGTCAAGGATGAGGCACATTCTGGCAAGAAGGCGCTAGAGCACCGT